GGAAATAGAAGGATGTTGGTCCCCCTATTAAAAACATAAAGATGCTGGCGAACCAACATATAATTTATATACCGTCTTCTCGGGCGTGCACGTCTAAGCAGACGTGTACATGGGTGCACCCTGAAATCTCATCAGGGTAAAGTCTTCCGCAGACGCAATGTCTATGGCGACGTAGTTTTGGGGAGCGGAAACAGGATTGTCCCACTCAAATTTAAAGTATTTCCACCACACAGTGTCCATAACATCGTTGTAATTGATGGTATAGTCATCCTTGAAACAAATAGCAAATAAATTGCCACTGTAATGAGGAAGCTCGACTTCACAAGCTCCCATCGTATTTGGGACGACCGTAATGGACCCTTCGAGATTAGCGTGATGCAGATCAGTAACAAATGAAACTCCTGTAGTGGCCGTGGAAGAAGGTGGCATAAGTGATACACGTGCCGCTGACATTGGACCGGTGTTGTTAGTCAATGTCATACGAACGCGATACCTCATACCTCCTCGAATTCCTAAATAAGCCATTTTCAGGTAGGAAAATAAATTCTGGTAGCGAGTCTCCACGCCAGTGGGCACCCCGTAGGGCATCATATTAATTGGATAGATGGGTTGTATGTATCTTCCAAGCAAATCACTGGACGCAAGAATGGTGTCACCTGTCATGGTAACATAACGCTTGAGTAGAGAACGGAAACTTAAGGGTTGCTCTCCGAAGTGTTCGGAGCAGATAGTAGATGTTGTTGCTGAGGATTCATTGAGATCAATGCACGATACTGCTTGTGGTGCATTAGAACTCTTTGAAGAAATCTCCTGCGTCATAGGTCCAGACTCAGTTAGAATCCGCCTTTCAGTAGGCATGTTGTAAGATGACAAACAATTAAATTGCATGTTGTCAGACATGACATAGACGTTGACAGAAATGTCGGAATTATCAGGAGATTGTAATCTCGTAAAAGGAACCACTGCTATATAGCCGTTGATGTAATCTAAGGCGCTTGAAGAGCTAGTAGGGGTGCTATTATTTAACCAAGCATTAACGGTTTGCTGAACTCTAAGCCACGCGCGATAAGACGCCCAATTAACTCGGACGTCAAAAATTTGCGTGTCTTGAATATCAACAACACGTATGTATTGTTTGTTTAAGGAAACAGCAGTGTCAATCAAAGTTTTCTGAGCTTGATTAGGCTCAAAGTAAACAGCCAACTTCCCGCGATGGAATGCAGAGCACACGATCTCAAATCGGAAAATTATATCACCGCGCCAATAAGTAAAAGGCGCAGCAGCGTATGCTAGAGCAGTGGGTTGGTTGTATCGTATGGATGTTTTCAAATAAGAAGTAACTAACGTTGGAGCTATGCGCGTCGACCAAAGTGGTGAAGCAAGTGTGCCAGAATTATCATTCCAGGCAAATGATTGAAGAAACGAGCGGCGCGTTGTAATTGCGCGTATCGTCATCTCATCTTCACTTACTCCAGTAACTCTCGGGTCAACTGTCAATTCTTGAGTGGGGTCAAGCACAATTCGCTTGTTCGTATCACAACCAATGGTAATCGCGCCATTTTGATATGGTTCGTTTTTCACAATGGTAGGTTTCTGAACAATGACTGGTTTTGACCACCCAAAAAGAGATGCAACGCCTTTTAATGCTCCAAAAATGAGCTGTGAGGCTTTCGCAAAGGGGGCTATGATGGGAACATCAGTCAAACGAGAAGCAACGTCGTATAAGGACGAAGCAACTCGTTGAACTGGCCCTGTTGTACGTTCACCTAATGGACCAGATTCAGTAGTGATTGCAAGTTGAGTAGCAGTATTAGTGCCTAACTCAACATTCTCCATCCACGCGTACACTTGTAAGTACACGGTAGATGGGGTAGCAGAAACAGCTTTTATCTGGTTTAAAGAGTAAATATACAAATCACCAGCGACCTCAAAATCAGGCAAAACCGATGCAGCACTTATTGCTGTAGAACCTGTGTCAAACAGGCGGTGCATTGGCTTCGTAGAAATGAAAGGACAAACAACTTCAACAGGAGCATTCTCTTTAACATCAAGGGTAACAGACCCCTCAGCTTGAGATAAATAATTAAGCAAGAGAGGATGAAATCCACTGTCAAGAGCGTCAGCAACTAAATATTGTTGTAATGTAGGATTATATAAAGCAAAGGGCTGATAAGAAAGAAGAAGTCTGCCATAATGGAAAGGAGTTCCACTAGCAGCAATTCTAACATGCAAATCACCCCGCATATACGCAAAATTGCGCATCTTCGCCCTTACGGACGGTATGAGAGAGTAGAGATTCCACACCTTCAATGCTATATTAATGTCTGTAGACAAAGCAAGTGTGTTCTCGTACAATTTAACTGGTCTTGAGAAAAAGTCATGGACATCAAGTATTCCCTTTTGTCCTTGCTGACTGTTTCTAGAATCACCGGCATCAACTTGATGATGCTCCTCTCCGGCGACATCGACCAGATTCTCATATTTAACGTCATTATTTATAGGTCCATCAGAACCCAAGGCAGCCATTTCTGCGGACTCAGTCCGAATTATATCACGTTTCAAAAGCACGCTATCAATGTATTTGATTGTGATGTTCAAAGAGTCTATCTTCGCAATTAATTTGGCTCGCTCCTCACAACGCAAGGAAAGTTCCCTGTTACTCGCATAAACCGCTTGGTAATGCAGAGCTTCAGCTGGAAATTTCGCAATATTGGATCTATCACTATCCGCTACGCGTTGTAATCTCTTGACTTCTGTTGAATAGTAGTCTCGTTGATCTTGTAGGCTCAACTCACCTATATCAAAATGTTTTTCATCTTCAGTAGGACTTGTACTCGTGTTGCAGACATCCTGACCTACAACATGTGTGTCTGAATTAGGGACGGAGAGTCAAGCACAGACTTCTGCTTGATCTGTTTCGTCACAGTCCATGTTCTCTTCGAACATGGCTGACTGTATTTGGGCAAACGAAGGTGTGGCTATAAAAGCTCCACACATAAATTTGCTTTCAACAACAGGTTTTAATTTTTCATTTATTTGATTAAATTGTGCCTCATTCGCGTGCAATGAGAGTTCCCATAAGAACGAAATGTATGTTTGGTACATTTGTTCAGATTCAGAAACCGCAGCAGACGGTATGCGCCATGACATCATCTTCGACAAGGAATTAATGTCCAATGGAGCAACGTACCTGCTCAGTTCTTCATCAAAAACAAAATTTCGTTTCAAAAAGGAACACGTTTCAATACTAACAAAAGTGTCTATCACCTCACTCTTGCTAGCAGAAGTATAAGCCATGCCATAAATGTCACGACAAAACTCCTGATAAGTCTTATTATTGAAAAGTTCTTGTACTTCCTCCTTTACGGAGGCAAGAACATCATCGCCGTATGTTAGAGGCAAAACAAACTCAAAAAAGTCCATATCACGAAGACTAGGACTCGCGTACCACGCGTACATCAACATAATGACGCCACTCAGACTATTGCCTTCAGCTGTTCCATATTTCCCGCTTGGTTGCAGGGAAACAGTCTTGAAAACATCCTTCAACAGAGTCACCAAGGGATAAAGTTCACCTGACAACACCTGTTGAGTAATCTTAAGTGCTCTTCTGTTGTATCCGAGGGCACGTAGAATGCGGTAAATTATTGTGGCCTCCGCAAGACGAATATCAGGGGGCTGTGAAACATCAAACTGTCCATAATCTCCCTCCATCAAAAGTGGAGAGAATTCATGTAAGCGACGAATTAAACTATCAGCTCCCGCGTGCATATTGACTCCCACGGCAGTACCAAACGCCTCTCCTTTCTCTATCATTAATGAAAAGAAAGGCGCTAGCACCATTCGTGAAACTATCAAATTGCTAATTCGCGATGCATAAAAGAGACGAGTCTCCCCTTGTGAAACCTTCTCTAAGGAACGAGGTTCATCCTTCAACGTGGCTACGTAACGACTCGTAATTGCTTCGTCTTCGTCACATTCCATCATATCAAGAAGTTCTTTCTTTAAATCCTCAATAGGTTCACGAACAACAGCTTCCAAACTTTCGAGAACAACAGGTAGGTATCTAGACTTAGGACCAGGATGGCCATGTCCAGCTGCCGTAGCTGTGTTTACTCGACGAATGTAGCAGTCCTTCGGTACACCATTAATGGCGGCTTCAAGGGTCAAAGGGCTTACACCCTTCGTACCTTCGACTCCTTCAAGAATATGATCGACGTATCGATCAATAACGACTTGCATAATGCGTGGATCCAAAGTATTTTTCTCCTTGGCAAGCTTCCTCAAGCCTATGTTGTAAGGTGAGAGGTACTTCCCTGAACGATAACCAGCTTGCATCACTGGTCGACCAAACTCTTTTGATATCTCTACTCCCAGAACGGATTCCAAGAGATGATTTACCTGAGAGTTCAATCCTGTAGGTTGCAACCGCGATTTCTGGTGAGCCATGATGTTGCCAGGCTCTTTACCATAATATCTCAACGATCGCAAGTCTTCATATCGAAAAGCAGACTTCGGAGCAGGATCTTCCATCTCCATCTCCTCATCAAACAACTTTGCGGACTCCGAAAGGATAGGCATATACGGAGAGGACCACTTAAGTTCCAAAATAGCCTTCAGGACTTCACTAGCGTGAATCACTGAAGACACTCCTAACATACCAACTCCTCCCATGTGGATACCAATAATCGCACTGCCACCTGCTACCTCGCCCAAAAGGGGAAGGCCACAGAGGCCAGGTCGATGATCAGGCCACACATATTGAAAACGTTCAGAGGTCGTAAATTCACCTAAATAGGCGTTTAAATTCACTCTGTCCGTATTTTGGTATAGAGCTCGTACTTTCGTTTGCTGGAAAACAGCATTTAATTCTGCACTGTCATTCTTGTTTTCACTCAAATGTTTGCGAATATCCTTGAACTGTATCCCCTGCAGCGAAATCACGCTAATGTCGTTTCCTAAATCAACGCGATTTTTCTCGCAAATCAGGGTACTCTGCCAAGGTGTATCAGCGGTTTTGGTTCCATCGAGAGAGATACGAACAATTCTGTCCTCTCCTTTAGGACCCAGCATATGAGTATTAATTAAAGCGTTGTTTCCGCACACGCCCAAAACATGTGAAACTTCATACTTATCAAATTTCACAGAGCACACGCGCACATTCTTAGCAATTGCTTGCTCTAGAGTTAGTGCTGAGCTCTTATGGACGGGTGGATCCCTCTCCACTACCTGGGTGTTCCAGATCTTGGTGTTGTGAACTGGAACTCTCTTATAAGAGAAACCGCAATCAAGCTTTTCTTCAACCTCCTGAATCTTTTCTGCAGTTTCAGTTTTCATGGTAAAGTTGCTATGACTCTGAGTCTTAATGACCTCTTTGTCAAACATCTTATACAACTTAATAATGCCACCAGTGATGGCAGCAACATATGCAATGGTATGCACGTTATTCCACGAAAAATAGGTTTTTGAAGAGTCAGTAGCCCAAAACCAATTAGAGAGAGTTTGTGTTAATTCGAATCGTTTCCGATTAAAACTAGACACAATTCTACTCTTCAAATGGTTCAAGAACCAACGCTTCACCAAAGGCCGCGCCAATGAAAGCACTACGTATGTCAGTGTCAACCAACTCAATGGGACAATCTGAAATGCTAGGCCCATAAAGGCACCAAAGAAAAATAAATCGTATTTGTGCTTCCCAAAAACAGTTCCCAACCCTAGATATCTATCCAGGACGGAGATCAACAGGTACATCATAATAATATTGACCAATCGAAAAAACCAATCACGGCCTTGCTCTACAGCTTCAAAAAATGCTGGAGACACTTCAATATCCAACATCCCACTCTCCGTTACAACGGGGCGCGTGAGATATTTTTTAAAGGAGTTCTCTTCTTCAACTCTATCCTTGAAATTCTGCTGAGTACGTATATGCTCTGTAAAAATGTTTCGCAGAACACTCGTCAACTCATAAATGTCGGCCTTTTCGTCAGTCGCATCGAGAATTGTTTCCGTGATCGAATCAACGTTGTTTTGTGGGATTTTCTTATAAAAGTTGAAGGTCCACCTGTCCATGATGTCAATTTCACTTAACAGTGATTTGTTAACATCAATACCAGGCATACCTAATAAACGAAATTCCGGTTTTACCACAGGGCCAAGATAATTAAATCTTCTTTCATAGGCAGCTTTGTTCTTGACCAAAATACCCAAACCTAAGTCTGGGGAGTTCGTGTCAATACACATCACTTCCGGTTGAATAAAAATTTTCCCTTTTCCCTCAAACGCCATATTAGCAGCGTAAGGTTGGGAATCAGCCACAGAAGTCACCTCTGTCACTGCTTGATCTCCTTGGACCTTCACCAAGCTGTCAGACTTGGATCCAACCTCGGAAATATGCAAGTACGGTTGACTAATTGGCTGTAAACCTTCCCAATGTTCCGCATTAGGATTGCGGTGATAAACCATGTCATCACTATATTTCACACCTTTCACGTCAGCATGACATTTAAAAATGTGGTTCATCAAATAACTCTTTCCAATACCAGGAGGGCCGTAAATAATAAAGGACACAGGCGGAATTCTCATCTTATTCCGATAGCTGCGTTCAACAACTTCGAAAATTGCCTGTTTGAGCAACAAATTCATGCGGCTCAAATCCTTCATAGGGGTAGTCAAGGGATTTGAAACCTTGACTAGGTTTTCCCCTAACACCAACAGCTCAATAGCTTGACGGTGGAAATCTCTTTCTTCAAGACAACCATCCTTAGGCAATCCAGCATAGGTTTTGTCAGTATAATAAAGAAGTTTGTGTGATGAATCCAGGAAAGTACTCACGGGATTCTTCGAAAACAGAACTTCATGAACAGGCAAACCCTGAGAAATTCCCTCTCCCGCTCTCACGAGGACGGACAAACTCTCAAAACATAAATTAATCATATCAAGAACGTTCATTCTCTCAGGTTTTCCCAAATAATAATAAACCTTTTTTGAAACATCTTTTGAAAACATCTCAAGGGACGCGCATGATACGAAAAAGTCTCGAAAAACCTTAACGACACTCGAAGCGAGTACCTTATTGAACAAAGTTTTAAGAGTATCAAGATCTTCAGCCCATGACTCAGTGAGTATAGGCATATCTTCATTGATCTCTTCTTTAACTTCATTCCACGATGTGACAAACTTGTCCAAAACTTCATTGTCAAGCACTGATCCACCACGCAAGTTCCAAATACGACCATATTGGTATACGGCAGCATAGGCTTGCGTAAGATTCTTGCACCATGACAATTGCATGAAAAGGACAACTAAAGGCCCGTATGTATCCATCATTTGAGGATGGTTTCCAAATGGGTTCAGTATGTCAACAATCGTACTTAAGTGGCTCTTTACGGCCACGTCTCCATTCACTTCTTCAGGAGTCATATAATATTTCTCCTCGAGGAGTCCACTTTCTGTATGGATAATGGGCTCTTGAAACGGATAATCGACTTTTTCGTCCAAATCTCTTGGAGACGATTCAGGACTAGACATGGAAGGAACTGGCCTTCTCACGCCAAAAATCATAGGTTCAATGACCTCGTCGTCTGTGTTCCCGATATCATCAGGAACATAGTTACGCAAAGGGTATCGAATGCGCTCTAAAGCATCGTTTCGCCTTATATCGTGCACAGGATGATCAAGGGCTATCACTCTTTCAAGGTATCCTGGATGAGCATCTGCGAACGAAATTTCTCTAGCGAGCCAATCTTCTCTCAAGGCAACTCTTCTGTTGGTCCAATGTTCAGAGTAAAGAACATATGGATAAGTGTCCACATACCCTCCCTCACAAACGATCTCATCAATTTCTGAATCAGCAGGGGAAAAACATTCATTTGACCATTGACGTTCCAACGCCGGAGTTCTAGGACTCCATGGGCGAACTGGGAAATCAATGTCACTAAAATCATCATCCCAAACCTCCGGTTCATCTTCGCTATCATGCTCAGAGAGAGGAGGGGAAACAAGCGCTGACAGTGCCTCTAAATCATCAACTGTGAAAATTTCAACATCCGTCGTATCGACGTCTGCTTCATCCCACAGATTTCCTAAAGAGTCAAGATTGCCAGATTCTGTCCGAATAACATCGGTATCTGGTGTAATCTTGTTTGCTAACGTAAACAAATACTCATCGAGCATATGTTGTACATTATCGCGCTTGGAATGTAAATCGCCAAGTTCGTCAATGTCCTTCTCGTCGCCTTTCTTTCCTGATTCAATGGCTCTTTCGAGTCTATGAATTTTGGTAGAAAGATGACGTTTAGTAACAGTATATGACCTTATTTGGCGTTGTTCTTCCTTGACGTCACTGTGTTTTAATTCAACAGCTCCTTTTGCTGCTGCATATGTTTTATGCGCAACAGCAATTGGAGAGGTGATCTCTATTTCTGGTGTGACGACAACTATTCGCTCGGGGTAATTTTCTTTTTCCTCAAGAGGCGCCGTGTAGAGCAAGGACTCAATTTGAGTCGTTCTCCTACGTTCTCTTTTAGCTGCTTTCTTAGCAGCTCGAGCTTCTTTTGTAAGTTGAGTCGGACGATAGCCTTTTTTAGGCTTATTATCGTCGACAAAAGTAACAACTGGTTCAGGTAATTTCACTTCAATTTCTTGCTTAAAATCGTCCAAACGCCTCCTGTCATACTTTGACAAGGGTTTATTTTGAGCAATCTTAGCGAGGATTTTTTCAACCTTGAAGGCTGCAGAAGTAGGTTCACCAGATCTTGTATTAGCCGTAACTGGCTTCATCTGGTCCCACATCTGAGTTTTTTGAACTCGTTGTTCTTTACGCGTGGAATCTTTCTGTCTAGCACGAATTTCATTAAAAATATCACGCTTAACAGAAGCAATCTTTTTCTTTGTAGATATTGATTCAAAGGATTTAAGATTGTTTTCTGCGTTTTTAGCTTGCTCTGTAAAGATCTTTTGCTCTTCTTCAGTTTTAGCATCCATCACCAGGGCGGTGTTGGTGTTTAAACTTGATTCTAAGTCAAGACGAGAAAGAGTAGCATTCTTTCGTAACAAAACTTTGTTTTGTTTTGGTTTTGTCCAAAATCGATCTGTAGATTTTGCTGCTGCTTGTTTGGCAGCCACATAGGCTAAATTAATGTCATCTCGAGGATCGCGAATAACGCGAGCACGACGACGTTTCTTTTTAACTAATGTGAAATCATGATCTTGGATTTCAACTTCAACCTCTGTAATTTCAGGTTCTTCAACTTCTAAGGAGTTGGCACTATGTTCGGGCTTACGTACCGAAATTTTTTGCGACGTATCGCTTCTAGCAACCATTGTAAAATTCAAATAGTCAGGCGGATTACCCTTCTATTCTACTTCCATTTAGATTTAATCTTCTCAGATCTGTTGCTATAGAAACTTTTGCAAACCTAGGGATATGGATTAACCCTAGAATCTACTGTAGATTTCTTAAGCATGTGTCACCGATAGGTCTTGGGGCAACGGGGTAAAATGCGGTAAGGTGCGGGTGTGATATAAATATCACGGGTGAGATTTTCAAATCTCTAAAACAAAACAGCAAATGCTGTAATGAGTAACGTATAACTCTGACGTTGTAAAATGTATAGATTGTTTTTGAATTAACAATCACATTGAGTTTTCAGAAAAAGTTTATTGTGTTTTTAGATGTAAAAGCTGTATACCTGGTGGCTTAATACCAGTAATACAATTAGTAATTAAACTAAATTAGGATGCAGCTGCGCGGCATCACACTAAACATGTACAAATAGATTAG